TCCATGACGCCTTATGTCAAAGATAGGCTTACATGTCAAACGTCATTTGACAGCGAAGCCTCCGGAAACCCTGCGATGCAGACCAAAAGGATCCCGCCTTATGCAATCGCGCCTCATGTCGATGGTCGAGGCCATCGTGAATGTGCTGCTTGGCTTCTGGGTCGCAGTGCTTTCGCAGATACTGGTGTTTCCGCCGTTCGACCTTTAGGCCAGCTTTAGCCAGAATATTGGCATGGGCTTGATCTTCACAGTCATTTCCTTGGTGCGTTCCTACCTCCTGCGCAGGTTTTTCAACGCGCTGCACCGACCAGAAAGGCCCGCCGAGGTGGCGGGCTTCAACTTCCTTAATATCGTCGGGAGCCGTCAGGCCACCCGATACACCCGCCCCCTGCCATCCACCTTCTCAGAGGTGACATCAATGCCGAGCTTCTTCTTGAGCGCTCCGGCAATCGCGCCGCGTACTGTATGGGCCTGCCATTGAAGCGCATCGACAACCTCAGGGATTGTCGCTCCATCTGGGCGTTTGAGCATCTCGATCAGTTTTGCCTGCTTGCTCCCAGCGCGCGTGCGCGGAGCAGCGCCATCCTTATGGGCGCGGTCATCGACCATCACGGCAGCGGTACCTTGATCGGCAGGTGTGCCCCCAATCATCTGGCCATCATCGACTGCGACCGCCAAACGACCGGCTGATGCGGGGTCGGACGCGAGCGCAATGCCGAGCGCGGCGAAGGCGCCATCGGTTGCAACGAGCGTAACGCCGTGTCCGTCGCCGGTGTCGCGCCAGATCAATTCGCCGCGTTTGGCTTTGGCCTCTTCAACAAGACCCTTGCCAATCAGGCTGTTGACCACCTTGCTGGCGGCACCTCCCTTGAGGCGGTCGGGCAGCGGCAGGACGCAGCGGTCTGGGCACTGGACGGCAGTAGAGAGAATAACAAGCTGGGTGTCGGAGAGCTGGGACATGGTGCGGACCCTTCGATAAAGCGGGCTACGACCATCGGAGCCCTGCTACGGGCCCAAGCCCCGAGGGGCGGACCTGTCGGGGCGAGAGCGGTCCGAGCAGGGCGTTAACCGGCCTGCTCGCCTTCCTTGAAGGCGCAATCGGTGATGCGCTTGAGAAGCTCGACGTAATCGGCCAGCGTTCCAACGTGGCCCCAGTCAATATCATCTGGTGCGACGTTGAAGTGGTCCTCGCTGAGAGCCCGGAGACGTTCGAGCATCGCGTCTATCTCGGTCTTCCTGGCAATAAAGGCATCAATGGCCTTTATGTTTTTGCCCGTGATACTGTTGGCGGCGTTCATCGCAATCTCCGTTCTTGATGAACGCATGAATGCTTCACTTCGCGCTGAAGCCAAGTCGATAAGCACGCAATCAAATTGCTTTCTCTGGGGCCCGTCGATCATGGGATTATCAATCCGCGCCTATGCCCGGCTTCGCGGCGTGAGCCATGTTGCGGTGCTCCGCGCGGCCACAGCTGGACGGATAACGCTGGAACCCGATGGCACCGTCGATCCCGCCAAGGCGGACACCGCTTGGGAGCGCACCACTGACCCGGCGCGCGACAAACCCAAACAACAAAAGCTGAAACCAGTTGCCAGTTCAGCCTTAGGCTCGGTGCGTGAAACACTCAGGGAACAGGGACTACCCGCGAGTGGGAACGTCACCTTTGTTCAGGCTAGAACGGCCCATGAGATAGCCAAGGCGCATCTGGCGCGTCTGCGGCTGCAGCGGATGAAGGGTGAGCTCGTGGATCGACCAAGGGCAACCGCACTGGTGTTTCGTCTTGCGCGTGAAGAACGCGATGGCTGGATCAACTGGCCAGTACGCGTTGCGGCCTTGATGGCAGCGGAACTCGGCGTCGAGGCGCATCAGATGCAGAAGGTTCTGGAAGCCCATGTCCGATCACACCTCGCAGATCTTGCCGAGGTCCAACCAGAGTTCCGATGAGCTGAGCGACTTTGACGGCGGCGAGAAATTCGTAACCGCCTGGCGCGATGGACTGACGCCCGACCCCACACTCAGCGTCTCTGAATGGGCCGACCAACACCGCATGCTGAGCCCCAGGGCGTCTGCTGAGCCCGGCCGCTACCGCACCGACCGCACGCCCTATATGCGCGCGATCATGGATGCACTTTCGCCCTCGCAAGCCACAAGGCGTGTGGTGTTCATGAAGGCGGCTCAGGTGGGCGCCACCGAAGCTGGCAATAACTGGATTGGCTACGTCATCCATCATGCACCCGGGCCCATGCTCTGCGTGCAGCCGACTGTGGAATTGGCGAAGCGGTTCTCGCGCCAGCGCGTTGATCCGCTGATCGAGGAGAGTCCGATTCTGCGCGCCCGGGTAAAACCCTCGCGCTCGCGCGATGCCGGCAACACGGTTTTATCGAAGGAATTTCCAGCGGGATTGCTGGTCATGACGGGTGCCAACAGCGCTGTCGGTCTTCGCTCGATGCCCGCGCGCTATTTGTTTCTCGATGAGGTCGACGCCTATCCCCCTTCCGCTGACGAGGAAGGCGATCCCGTTGCACTGGCAGAGGCGCGCACACGCACGTTCTCCTGGCGCTCGAAAGTGTTTCTGGCTTCAACGCCGACAATTCAGGGGTTTTCCCGGATCGAGCGGGAGTTTCTTTCGTCCGATCAGCAGCGCTTCTTTGTGCCCTGCCCGCATTGCGATCACAGCCAATGGCTTCAGTTCGAGCGCTTGCGCTGGGAGAAGGCAAAGCCAGAGACGGCGAGGTATCGCTGTAATGCTTGTGATGGAGAAATCGAGGAGCACCACAAAACCGCCATGCTCAAACAGGGCGAGTGGCGCGCAACCGCGGCATCGACGGATCCTAGCACCATCGGGTTTCATCTATCGGCGTTGTATTCGCCGGTGGGTTGGCTGTCCTGGGTGGAGATCGCCCGCGCATGGGAGGCGGCACAGGCAACGGACGAGGCCAAACGAAGTTTCAAGAACAGCATGCTGGGCGAGACCTGGATGGAGACAGGTGAGGCGCCGGATTGGCAGCGGCTCTATGAGCGTCGCGAGCAATGGCAACTCGGCACTATTCCTTCAGGCGGCCTGTTTCTAACCGCCGGCGCAGACGTCCAGAAGGATCGGATCGAGGTTTCGGTTTGGGCGTGGGGGCGCGGTCTTACCAGCTGGTTCATCGACCACATCATTATCGAGGGTGGACCCGAGCACGCGAGCACGTGGACAGCGCTTTCAGCTTTGCTCGATCGCACCTGGCCGCATGCGCACGGCGCGCGCTTGGGATTAGCAAAGCTCAGCATCGACACCGGATATGAATCGCCTGCCGTTTATGCGTGGGTCCGCGCGGTTGGACAGGGTCAGGTGGCGCCGGTCAAAGGCGTCGAGGGGTTCAACCGGACCGCACCCATTGTCGGACCAAGTTTTGTGGATGTGACCGAAAATGGCCGCAAGCTGCGGCGCGGCGCCCGGATTTGGACCGTCGCGGTCTCGACCTTCAAAGCCGAGACCTATCGGTTTCTAAGGCTCAATCGACCGACCGACGAAGAAATTACCGGCGGCGCACAATACCCGGCAGGCTTTGTGCATCTGCCGCGCGGCCTGGAAGCCGAGTGGATCAAGCAATTGGTCGCCGAACAATTGATCACCATCAAGACCAAGCGCGGATTTCAGCGGCTGGAGTGGCAGAAACTTCGAGAGCGAAACGAGGTTCTCGATTGCCGTGTTTATGCGCGAGCCGCCGCATGGATTGCAGGCGCCGATCGCTGGTCCGATGAGAAGTGGCGCGATCTTGAAGACCAGGTGGGCATTGCGCCCGCCGATATTTTGCAAACACACACCCAGTCCCCAGACGCCGGCATTCTGGCGCGACAACCAACATCTGGCGGCAAACGCCGGACAGATTGGCTTGGGGTCAAAGATAAAGGCTGGCTCCGATGAGTTGGACACAGAGCGAACTCGATGCCCTGAAGCGCGCCTATGCCTCAGGAACGCTGCGCGTCAGCTATGACGGCAAGACCGTTGAATATGGCGCAGCGGTGGATCTTCTGTCGCGCATCCGCACGATTGAGCGGGAGATGGCTGCTGACGCATCAGAGCCGTTGCCGCTCGCAGGCTATGCCGGTTTCTCAAGAGGCGACCGGTAATGTCCGGTCTGCCCTGGTTAGACCGTGCTATCGGCGCTGTTGCGCCGCGCACCGCGTTAAAGCGCGTTCTTGCCCGCCAGAGCTTTGAGACGATTATGCGTGGTTATGACGGCGCTGCAAAAGGCCGTCGCACCGATGGCTGGCGAACGTCCGCCACATCGGCCGATGCCGAGGTCGCCATTGCCGGCGCCCTGCTCCGCGACCGTATGCGCGACCTTGTGCGCAACAATCCCCATGCCGCCAAGGCGGTCTCGGCGCTCGTCAACAATATCGTAGGCTCCGGCATTATTCCGCGCGCAGCCAGCGGCAACGAGAAAATCGACGCCCAGGCCAACAAGCTCTGGGCGAACTGGTCGGCGCAATGTGACGCCGACGGCCAACTCGACTTTCTCGGACTGCAGACCCTTGCCTGTCGGCAAATGATTGAAGCGGGCGAGGTATTATTGCGCCGCCGGCCGCGCAGGCCAGGCGACGGGTTCGACGTTCCCTTGCAATTGCAATTGCTCGAAGCCGACATGCTGGATGCCGATAGAAACGGCGACCTTGTCGATGGAGGGCGGATCGTTCAGGGCGTCGAGTTCGATCCCATAGGACGAAGGCGGGCTTATTGGCTGTTCGCGCAGCACCCTGGCGATAATTCTGTGAGCCTCAAGCGGCGCATCGAGAGCCTGGCGATCCCGGCAAGCGATATTTTGCACCTCTACGAGAAGCAGCGGACGCAGGTGCGGGGGGTTCCTTGGGGAACCCCCGTCATGCGCGCGTTACGCGATCTCGATGACTGGACGCAGGCTGAACTGGTTCGCAAGAAGACCGAGGCCTGCGTGGTAGGCATCGTGCTGGGCGCCGATGAAACCGAACAGGGCATCGCGCCCTCAGTCGTCGATGCGGACGGCAACCGTGTAGAGCAGTTCGAGCCTGGCCTGATCGCCTATGCGCGCGGCGGCAAGGACATTCGCTTCAATCAACCGGCGACCACAGCCGGGGTAGCAGAATGGCTCCAGGCGCAGCTGCATATCGTGGCGGCAGGCTTTCGCATGCCCTACGAACTGCTCACTGGCGACCTCAGCCAGGTCAATTATTCATCCATTCGGGCTGGGCTCGTAGAGTTCCGCCGTCTGATCGATGCAGTGCAATGGCAGATCATCATCCCAATGCTCTGCCAACCCACATGGAACTGGTTCACCGAGCAAGCCTGGGCGGCAGGTAAGCTGGCGCAACCCCGCATCCCGGTCGAATGGTCACCACCGCGCTTCGAAGCGGTCGATCCGCTGAAAGACGCCATGGCGGACCTACTCGCCATGCGGTCTGGCACCATGACGCTGGCTCAAGCGATCGCACGGCAAGGCCACAACCCTGACGCAGTACTAGCTGAGATCGCCTCCATGAACGCCAAGATCGATAGCCTTGAGCTCATTCTCGACAGCGATCCACGCCGCGTCACCAAGACCGGCGTCATGCAATCGCCCGCGGCGTTCCAAGAATAGTAACGGTCAGTCGGCAAGACCAAGGAAAACGATCAATACGCGATAGACGCGCACGACATCGGCGGCGGCGAGTTGTCCAATCCGGCCTCCAAGCTTTGTCTTTAGAAAATTGATTCAATGAAGGCCTGATCGCTCTCTGCGTGCGGGCTCGCATTGGCCAGAAGGCATTGCCGGCGCGCTTCATCTGCAAAGCCAGGCGCACGAGTATCCGGGACCCAGATTTGGATCGGCCGAAGCCCCTGAGCACGCAGCCGATCGCGGTACGCGCCGACACGTTCCCTGACGGGTCCACAACCCTTTGAACGCTTGTTTGAGGATGCCATGGGCCTCTCCTTTGTAAATCTAACAAGGCCCAATCCATAGGATTCTACAAGAGGCAAATTCCAAGATGCACGGAACCATTGAACTGCCGGCTTTACGCCGGGCAGCAGACCTGTTGCCCGCGACCATCGATGAGCAGGACCGCTCGATCGAAGTTGTCTGGTCGACAGGCGCAAGGGTCAGAAGGCAGCCGCTCTTTGGCGAGCCCTTCGATGAAGAACTTAGCATGGAGCCCACGAACGTACGGCTCGACCGGCTAAATGCTGGCGGTCCGCTGCTCAAGGTACATGACACACGTACGTTAGACGCTGTTATTGGTTCGGTCGTGCCCGGTACCGCCAGGATCGATCAGGGGCGTGGCATCGCGCGTGTTCGTTTCAGCGAGCGTGACGACGTTGAACCTATCTGGGCGGACGTCCGGGCAGGGCATCTGCGCGCTGTATCAATCGGATACCAGGTCCATCGCTTTGATGTGACCCGCCCTCCCAATGCCCCAGAAATCTGGCGGGCGATTGATTGGACACCCTTTGAAATTTCCGCGGTCCCGGTCGGGGCCGATCCGGCGGCCGGCTTCCGTTCGGTTGACCCGCTGAGCCCTTGCGTCGTGGACCGGGACGACGCCTCCATCCCTGAGAGGATTTCCATGGAAGAGACCCCAACCATCACGACGGCTGAGCAACCCGCGCCTGAGCCCATCGTACGCGCAATGGAAACTGCACCCGACACACAAACCCTCATCGCGCAGGCCCAGACAGCCGAGCGCGAAAGGGTCGCCACTATCTACGATCTCTCAGGCCGCCTTGGCCTTGAACGCGGCATGGCTGAAGATTTGATCACAAAAGGCGTCCTTCTTGATGAGGCGCGGCGCATCATTCTCGATAAAGTTGCCGAAGACGCAGAGCAAAAACGTACATTTGCGCAAGTCTCAACCCCACTTGGAGGGCTGGATGAACGCCAGACCCGCCGCGAGGCGGTAACGAGCGCGTTGCTCCATCGATATAGCCCCACCCTATTCCCGCTGAATGATCCTGCGCGTGACTATCGCGGTATGACCTTGCTCGAATTATCGCGTGAATTTCTTGCCTCGGCAGGGGTCAATGTACGCGGCATGTCTCGTGATGAGATCGCAACCCGGGCCCTACATTCAACTTCTGATTTTCCGGAAATTCTCGCAGCAGTGACGAACAAGACGCTTCGTCAAGCCTATGAAGCTTATCCGCAGACATTCAAGCCCTTCTGTCGGCAGGTTCAGGCCGCAGATTTCCGGGATATCACCCGGGTTCAGCTTGGAGAAGCGCCCCAGCTACAAAAGGTAAATGAGGCAGGCGAATTCAAACGTGGAACCATAGGGGAAGCCCGCGAACGTTATCGAGTTGAAACTTATGGCCGCGTTGTTGGCATCACCCGGCAGACAATCATCAATGACGACCTGGACGCCTTCACGAGGCTTCCAGCCATGTATGGTACTGCCATCGCCACACTTGAAAGTGATGTTGTTTGGGCGATTTTGACCGCCAATGCAGCCATGGGCGATGGGGTTGCTCTCTTTCATGCCACGCACAAAAATCTAGCCTCAAGTGGTTCTGCGCTTTCCACCGCCAGTATTGGAGAGGCGCGCGCTTCCATGGCAAAGCAGACCGGGATCGACAAGAAGACGGTTCTGAATATTCGTCCGACTTATCTCTTGGTGCCGGTATCCCTTGAATTAGCCGCCGAGCAGTTACTTGCGCAAAATCTCACACCGACAAAAACGGCAGACGTAGTACCGCAATCCATTCGTAGCCTCGCCGTAATTGCAGAGCCACGCCTGGATACCGTCAGCCAAACCGGCTGGTTTTTGACCGCCAGCCCTGCCCAGATTGATACGCTCGAATATGCTTATCTAGAGGGACAGCAGGGCGCCTACATCGAAACGCGCAATGGGTTTGATGTCGATGGCGTTGAAATCAAATGCCGCCTTGATTTTGGGGCCAAGGCAATAGATTGGCGCGGCCTTTACAAAAATCCCGGGGCGTAAAACCCAAAACACCAAATGATTTCACTGAATTGGGCGGCTTGAGGCCGCCCTTTCTCTTTTTGAAAGGAATTTTCGATGAAGAACTATATACAACCGGGTAAGACGATTACGCTGCCAGCACCTTATGCCGTATCATCGGGCGATGGCCTGCTTGTTGGCGCGATTTTCGGTGTAGCCAGCGCAAACAGCGCGATTGGCGAGACCGTCGAGGCCTCCCTAGTAGGTGTCTTTGATCTGAAGAAAGCAGCATCGCAGGCATGGGCCGTTGGTGATAAAGTTTATTGGGATAATACGGCCAAAGAGGCTACTAAAACGGCCACCGGCAATACTGCTATAGGCGTAGCGGTCGAGGCTGTCGGCAATGCGGCAAGCGAGACCATTGGCCGCTTGCGGCTAAACGGCAGCTACTGAGTGAGCGCGACGACCTACGATCATGGCACCCCCTGAAGAAGGTGATCCTCCGGAGGTGCATTGGACCATCGACCGCCGTATTCCGCTCGCGCTCATCACCACGCTGCTTGTGCAGTTCGGCGGTTTCGTTTGGTGGTTTTCGTCGGTCGAATCCCGCCTCACCGTAAAGGAGCAGCGACTGGCGCGCGTCGAGCAGCGTCTCGATGAGGACCAGCGGGCGATTTCCGCCATTGTCGAACGCTTGGCGCGGATAGAGGAGCGCGCAAACGCGCAACTCGAACTACTGCGGCGGATCGATGGTCGCCTGCAGGAGCGTCGGCAATGACGGTTTTCGAAACTGCACTCGGGAGTCTTTTTACGGACAATAATCTGGCCCGGTCTGGGTTCTGGCGTATCGGGGGTCAGGGTCCCGGTTATCCTGTGCGGATCCAGCGCGTGCAACCACAACCGGTCTTCGAGGTCAGCGGCGCCAAGCTCGTCCAGGACGCTACACTCTTTGACATCCGCGCTGAAGAGGCTTCGGGTATGGCGGAAGGCGACACGCTCGAAGTGTCGGGCGTGATCTATCGCGTGCAAGCGCCGCCGGTATCCATGATGGATGGCCTTATCCTGCGGCTCGATGTCATCGCGCCATGAGGCTTGACCTCCAGATCGAGGGGGATCTGAACAAGATCCTTGGCGGTGAAGCTCGTGTCGCGGAGGCGGCTGTCACGGCGGCCGTGCGTAAGGCGGGCGAGAGCTTGAAGAGCGAGCTGAGGGCGCAAGTCGTCGGCGCAGGCCTTGGACGACGCCTCGCAAATGCGGTGCGCTGCAATGTCTATCCTGAACGTGGTGAGAGTCTGAGCACGGCAGCGTGGGTCTTTGCCCGCCCCGGCAAGGGTGGGCGCGGCGGCGCGGCGGATATCATCGCAGCCTTCGAGGAAGGCACGCTGATCCGACGCAGCGGCGGACGTTATCTCGCCATTCCGACCGAAAACGTGCCCATGAAGGGCGGCGGGCGCCGAATGACGCCGAACGACATGCAGAGTGGGACGAAGTTCGGCGGTTTTGGTCGCGATCTCGAAGTCGTCCCGACCAACCGCCCCGGCGTGCTGTTGCTTGTGCTGCCAGTCGTTCGCGCCACGAGCGGCCGATCGCTGCGGCCGGCAACCGGTCGCCGCATTAAGGCAGGCCGCAACGTCGAGTGGGTTCCGATGTTCATCCTGGTGCGCCAGGTTCAGATGCCACGCCTGCTGGATTGGCGTGGACCAGCGGAAAGCTTGGCAAACCGTCTACCGGATCAGGTTATGCGGGAATGGGAGGCGCGGGCGAGGGTCAGCGAATAGTGGCGGCCGGAAGTTTCACTCTGCTGCTGTTGGCCAATGCCGTCGCGCTTTTTCGAGGTCATGCGCTGTTTGCAGGTTCATCCAGAATTCGGCGGAGACGCCAAAGCGACGGGACAAGCGCAGCGCCGTGTCGGCGGTGATCGCACGCTCGCCATGCAGGATCTCGGTAATCCGGTTGGCGGGGACATCGATATCGCGCGCCAGTGCGCGCGCAGAAATGGCCATCGGCGTCATGAACTCTTCGCGCAGAACCTCCCCCGGCGCTACGAGCGGGAGGCTCTCCCCGGTCGCCTCGACCGACAGGTCGATATTGCCGGCGTCGAGGTCGTCGCGGCTGATCAATTTACTCTTCTTACCGGCCAAGGGATTGACCCTTCTGCGTGATGACGAAATCGGCCTCCGCCGACTATTGCTAAGCAACGGCCTGTAGTCCTTTTCTTGCGACTAATGTCAGCAGTTTTAGCGAAGCGCCACGCGGTTGCTTTTCGCCTCGCTCCCACTGACTTACTAAGCCGGTAGTGACATTGAGATAGCGCGCGAACACAGCTTGGCTTGCGTTCTCCCTTGTACGAATTTGGCGAATCTGTTCCGGCGACAGCACTTCAACAGGTGTTAGGCACATCTCATCGAAGGCCTTCATCGTCAGCTTGTCCATGACACCCGCCTCAGCAAGTCCGAGTGCTGTCTCATGGATGGCGGCAAGAGCGTCGCTACGATACTGCTTACCCATAACACCTGATCTCCGTAATGGTCCCGTTTCTCATCGCGATCGCGAGGGCATTGTCATCATATCCAAGCATCTGCTCGGCCAATTCGCGGAACGCCCTCAATGCTTCCCGCTTAATGTTGGCTCGGTCATTCTTGGCGAAGCCGTAGACGAAGAACGCTTTCTCAGCTTGCCGGAAAAGAATAATGCTCCGGAATCCACCCGCCTTGCCCTGCCCCTCCCGCGCCAAGCGCTGTTTGATGACCCCTCCGCCAAGATTGGCGTCAATCAGTCCCTTATCCGCCCGCTGGACTGCTTCGCAAAGCGCGTCGTCTTCGAGGTCTTCACGGACAGCAAAACGGATAAAGGGTTTGGTCTTGAAGACGCGCATCTCAATTTCGCACTTTATAGTTTGCAACCCTTTAATCAACACTTAGTGTTATAGCACTAAGTGCTTTATATAGCAACATCACTCCCAATAAAATGAAGGTCGGAATGGTTTCATTAGGCTGAGCTTCTTCCAGCGCCTTGCAACACAAATAGGATATGTCTTCGATGCCAAGTAAGCGCGAACTCGTGCTGCAGGCCCTTCACGCCCGATTGACTGCCGTCCCTCTCGCCAGGGTTGAACGGAATCGCCTGAGACCGGAGCGTATCCCGCCAGAGGGCCTGATCATTCTGCGCGACGGCGAAATCGGCGAAGCTGAGGTTCTGCTATCGCCGTTAAGCTACATCTGGACCCATACAGCGCGCCTTGAGGTGTTCTCGGCATCGGGAGATCCCGACGCGCATCTCGACACGTTGCTCACGTCCATCGCTATCGTCCTCGGCGTTGATCCCGCCTTGGGCGGAGAAATCGATCAGATAGAGATCGGGGCGCCGGACTTTGACGGCGCCGCACCTGAAGGCGGGCCAGACGTTAAGGCTGCCGTCGTGCCGGTGCGGCTAATCTACGAGACAGCGCATCCACTGAATTGAGGATGGCCTCGTGAAACGGCTTCGAAGAGATATATTAGCAAGGCTCTACCTTCGGATCTGCCCCAATTTCGAAAGTGACGCGGAGAGTTTGATTTTTCCGAACATTGCTGACAACTGACGGGCGGAAACACGCAATGCAGGTTCCGCCTTTATGGCGAACACTCGGATAGACCAGCCCCAAAGAGCTCTCACCGAGCAGCTGTTGCGATAGCCGTTGGGACTCGATGTAGCTCTCCCGATCAAGGCAAGGGGCGAAAGCGGCTGCTCCCCTCAGATCGTGAAAACTGCCGGTGAAATCAGCGAGATAATCGTCGTAAGTTACTGACACGGGTTTTGTCCAAGAGACCTCGGCAAGCTCAACCCGCTTGTGAAAGCCTATTTCTGCGATCGATGTTTCGATCGCGAAGCCGCCATACCAGGCGCCTCGATCGGGGCCGTTGAAACGGCTGCCATGAGGATGGGCATGACAGAAGGCTGCATTGATGATTCGGTAGTAGGGAACACCGAAGACAAGCTCGCCGAGCCCGATTCCCGGGAGACGATCATTCTCGGCAAAAAGGCGATCGTTCGTTGCATGATCTAGATCGAAAATGTCCTTGAGATGCGCATCGTCATCAGAAATGCGCGTGAGTACGCTGTCATTGTTGTCGCTGTATTTCGACGGTATCAGTCGATGCGTGTCGAACTGGCGGACAAGTGAAAGCGGCGGGGAGACCGTCAATGTCCACCCCGCCGTGCATCGACCAAGCGTCGAATAGTCCATATTGCAGCTAGTCCGCCGTGAATCATATACGACAAGGGCGTTCCGCCACCGAAGATACGGTTCTTGTTGGGCAGCGTCACCCAGGCATCAGCCAAGTCGTCTGGATAGAGGATATTCAGGCTCTTGAAGATGCCGATGATCAGCGAAATCCGTGCGAGTCTATCCGCATCAAGAACTCGGGCCGAGTTTTTCTTCATCTCGTAGAACACGCCGTTCGAAATGCCGCCCAACAGATCGCGCGCGTCCCCGTCCTTGATCGACCACTTCTCCATGATGTTGAAGAAGGCCTTGATGGCGGACGGGCTCAAACGCTCCCGCTCCGTCTGATCGTTCAAGTTGATCAGCGGCGAAGGCTCGTAACCTGATTTTGGGTAGGCGAGCTGAACTTGCATGAAATTCTCCAAATCGAGAGTAATTATACTCCGAATTCGGAGATTTGCAAGGGCTGATAGTGCGTAGATCCTCGGCCGGTAGGCACATCCAAGCGGCAACTGAAACATAAACTGAATCAGAAACTTATGCCGGGTTCCCCGGTTCGGCGCGACGTTCCCAGGCCTCCGATCAGGCGGGATGCCCGCCTCATACCCTTCACACTGAGAAAGGAGACCCGGCATGGCGCTTGGTTTCGGTGCAAATGCGCGCCTTATGGCAGCCTATGAGACGACCTACGGCTCACCACCGTCCGATGGCTATCACCGGCTTGGCTTTTCGCGATACGGGCTATCCGCCCGCCAACCCCTGCTCGAAAATGATTTGCTTGGTGAGGGACGCGATCCCGCGCCGGCGGTGCTTGGCGCTCTTACCTGCGACGGTGAAGTCGCGGTGCCCTGCGATGCGCGGCAGATCGGCTTCTGGCTGAAGGCGCTGCTGGGGGAGCCGACCACGACGGGCACGACGAATTTCACGCATAGCTTCCAGTCCGGCGGCGCCACCATCCCAAGCCTGTCGCTTCAGGCGATCAACCCGGACGTCCCGCTGCGGCGTACGCATTTTGGCGCCCGCGTTGATAGCTTCACGCTGCCGCTCCGCCGCGACGGCCTGACCAGCGCCACCCTCTCCCTCATCGCGCAGGGCGAGAGCACGGACAATGTCGATCGCGACCTGACGCCGGTGAGCTACAATGCACTGCGCTTCGGCTCCTTCCAGGGAACGATCCGGCGCAATGGCACGGCCATGGGGCGCGTTGTCTCGGCTGAGATCGTCTATCGCAATGGCCTCGATCGTATTGAGACGATCCGTTCTGACGGGCTGATCGACAGCGCTGAGCCCACTGTCGCCGCATGCACGGGCAACATCGTGGTTCGCGTTGACGGAACGACGCTGATCGATGCTGCAACGGCAGGCACGCCCATGGAGCTCGATTTCGGCTATGTGCGCGACGCCAATACGAGCCTGATATTTACCGTTCACGAGGCGGTGCTGTCTCGCCCCTCCGTGCCGATCGAAGGCCCGTCCGGCATCCAGGTCACCTTCGAGTTTCGCGGCGCCAAGGATCCAACGCTCGGACGCATGCTGACTGCCATCCTCAAGAATGATGTCGCCGCCTATGGAGCCACGCCATGATCCGCCTTGGTCTAAAAGCCGAGCCCTATTGGCTCGATCTGCTGCCCGGTGTGCGGCTCAAGGTCCGTCCATTCGGGACGGCGCTCTTCTTTGCCGCCCAATCCGCCATGGTGCGGGTGGACACCGAGGGCGAGAAGGCCAGCGAAGTCATCGATGCTCTGCGCGGCGTCGCTTTCATCAAGGCGCTCGCCCGGCTTTCCATCATCGATTGGGAGGGGATCGCCGACGATGAGGGCGCCCCGGCGCCGGTCACCCCTGACGCCGTCGAAGCGCTGATGGAGATCTGGCAGGCGGCCGCCGCTTTCGAGCGGATCTATGCACGCCCGATTGCGGAGATCGAAGCCGAAAAAAACGCCTGAGCGCCCGCGCCGAATGGCATTTCAGCGGCGGGCCCGCTTATTGCGCAGCTTGCCCCGGGCGCTGCCCCGAATGTCCCTATGAACGCGATCAACCAGCCACCGCTGAGGGCTGGGAAGTCTGGGACCTTCTGGAACGTTGCACAGGGCAACTTCGTATGGGGCCCGCGGGCCCGGTTGGGCTCGATTTCGGGGCCGTATTTCTCATGGGTGATGCGCTCGGCGTAAGCCGACCAGCGCTCGCCGAACTCCTGCCCGCAGCCGAAGCCGGCCTTATGCGAGGCCTCACAAAGCGAAGCGACAAGAGCGAGGATGGCGAACCGTAACATCTCGGTCCGACTGCAGGTCGATGGCGGACGCTTCAAGGCCGAATTGGTCGAAGCGGGTCGTACCGGCCAGCAGGCGCTCAAGACCATCGAGACGGCGGCGCGTGATGCTGGCAATGCTCTGGAGCGGACCGGCGCCTCTGCGCAAAAGGCTGACCGGGAGCACGAGAAGCTCGTCCGTTCCGCCGAGCGCCTGAAGCGTCAATACGCCGAAGGCTATCAGGCAGCCCAGGAACAGGGCCGCGCTAGCGCCCTGCTCAGCAAAGGGCTGCTGACGCAGGGCGAGTATGCGAGCGTCGTCGAGGGCATCGGGCGCAAATTCACCGCTGCCGGCACGCATGCGCGCAGCTTTGGCCAGGCTGTCGAGACACAGGGGCAGCAGGCCCGCATCACAGCACGGCAGTTGGCTCAGCTGCAGCCGCAGCTGAACGATATCTTCACGACGCTGACGACGGGCATGAGCCCGCTAACAGTGGCGCTCCAACAGGGTCCGCAGATCACCCAGATCTTTGGCGGAATCGGTGCGACGTTCCGGGCGATCCCGCCTGTGGCGCTCGGCGCGGCGGCTGCCTTGGCTGCGGTCGGCATTCCGCTCGCGATCATTCTGTCGCGCGCGACGGATCTTGTCGCAGAAAGCCGCACCTTCAACGTCGCGCTTGCCGCCATGGGGCGCCAAGGCCAGACGACTGCTGGGCAGCTCAACGAACTCGTCGAGAAACTGCGCGATGTCGGCGTCGCGCGTGACGAGGCGCGCTCAGCGATCTCGACCCTTATTCGCACGCCGAACCTTCCGGGCGCGGAGATCCCGCGTCTGGCGAGCATGGCGCCCGATCTGGCGGCCGCGATGGGGACCGGCACCAGTGACGCGGCTCGCCAACTCGGCGAACTAGCCACAGGCGGCTATGACGCGATCATCAAGCTAGATAGGGCGCTGAATGGCTTCCTGAACCCTTCCCAGCGCGAGAATATCCGCCTTCTCGCTGAGCAAGGCGAGAAGTCACGCGCCTATGGCATCGCGATTGCAGCGCTGCAGGAGCGCATCCGGGGACTGAACGATCAGTCGCTGTCGCCCACCGAGAAGTCGATCAACGATATCAGTCGTGCCTGGGACCGCCTCGTCGATAACCTGGCGCGCGGCGCGATCGGCCGGATCACGCTGCAGGTCGTCGAAGGCGCGATCTCCGGCGCAGCCAATCTGCTTGCCCCATCCCAGCCGCGTGTACGCGATCCCCTCGCTGAGGCCGAGGATGCGCTGCAAATGGCGGTCGAGCGGCTCGACCGCTTCAACCGCGAGACCCGGCTCTACAGAGACCCGAATGCAGAAGTGGTCATTCCGGGCTTTGGCTACGGGTCGCCAAATGCCGTCAGGCTTCAAGTCCAGGAGCAGGTCGAGGCCGCACGTGCGGAG